GATGCTTCCAAAGTGTCCAATAATCACAACATCGACCAACGGACGGGACAGCCGTTCAGTGACGTTCAAGATCCGTTTGACGCAATGCACTCCCCAGTGCCAGATGAATTCAATGGCCCGGAGCGTCATTCAAATTTCAGGCACCCACAGAACACCAAATTATTGCTAAACCCCAATACTGGTGTGGCTTACAGGCCAACAGAGTTGTTGATGAGGCAGGATAATTTCATCCCTCATTTCACGGCGGATATGCCAAAGGGATATGTTTTTGGAGGCTAAGCGTTGAATGTTCGCAGAAGAAATCATCGCAGATGCAGCTCGGGAAATCAACGATTCCTCTTTCGTGCGATGGAGCAAGAATGAGCTGATTGGATTTCTTAATGATGGCCAACGCGAGGTGGTTAAATTTCGTCCCAACGCCACCAGCACCCTGAAATCCGTGCAGCTTGTCGCGGGGGTCAACCAGGCCATTCCTCTATCCGATGGATACCGGTTCCTCACCCTCACCGCCAACAGGGGGAGTGACGGGCTGGCCTATGGTTTAAGGTTACGGCATGGACGAAGCCAGGCCCCAGTCGATGATCCGCGCCATGATTTTCAGCACGGCGGTCGCCGCGGCGTTGTTGGACACCACATCGAGAGTGTCATCGGCTGTGTAAAGTTTCCCGCGAGGCCCGTATACCTCGGTGCTTTTCCACACCTGGGCTCGCCAGGTTGAAGAAGCCAAGTCAACGGTTGCGGTGGATTCGTTTTGCAGCCTGACCTCGACCGTATTGGCCGCCCGGACGTAGGTGGTCATGCCGAGTTCTTGCAGATCCACGCCCGGGGCCACGTTCACATGATCCCCGACAACCGCGCCGGTGACCGTAATATCGAACGATTCCCCGGCACCATCGAGCAAAGAGATCGGATCCAAAACAGCGGATCCGGTCAAGAACGTGGTATTTTTGAATCCAGTCGCGTTCCCATCGAGCCCATCGATGAATCCATCAGCAGCGGCTCCATCTCCCACATCGCAGGTCAGCGTGGCGCCTTCCGCGGTGACCACTTCCACCATGACGGACAGCACCTCCATCCCGGCCCTGATCTGGATACATTGAGCGATATCGGATGACGATTGGTTATTGGCAAGAGTGTCGAGGTTGAAAATGAGGACATCCTCAACCGCTTGCAAGGAACCGGCCCATTTGTGCCGTGTCGCCCCTGCCGTATAATCATTGGTAGCCATTGGCTATCCTCCTGAAAAAGCGAGGCCCGGCTTTCATGCTCCGGGCCCCAGGGGGGGGGGGCGACTTAGTTCTTGGCGATGCCGAAGGTCATGGAGCCTTGCATGTCCTTGACCTCTGCCGTGAGCCTCATTACCGCGGCATCGGCCGCGTTGTTGATGAGAATGTCGATGGTATCGGCGGTGGTGTAAAACTTCCCGCCAATGATGCCGAAATCGGTCTCGTCATTGGCGGCCGGGGTGACTGTATCACCCGCTGTATCGACGAAGGAGTGTGGCACCACCGAAGAGTAAATGTCTCCAACGGTGGCGTCCATATCCACGCCATCGATGTACCCATCCGGGTCAACGCCATCTCCGACATCCACAGTGAGGGTTCCCCCTTCGACCGTGAGGATTTCGATGGCCACGCAGACCACCCAAATCCCCTTGGGAACGTCCAACATTGTCGCAACGTCCGCGGAGGCTCCGTTGGAGATGCTGAAATCCACCACATTTTCCATCAGCGGAGGGTGGGGCTTGCCATCCGCAAGAACAGTGTTATTGCCCCGTGTGAAATCAAGAATTGCCATGTCGTTCTCCTGGTTAGGAGGTTTCAGTGGGGCTTTAGCTGGCCTGCACCATTCCACGTTTGGAAAGATGGGTGGCTTGCACGGTTTTCCACCCGAAGATCTGCAATCCCCGAATCAGATCGCCAAAGGCGTTCGGGTTCCGCAGGGTTTCGGTTTTGGTGAATTGGGTGGCGAAGGTGACCGCCGTTGTGGTGGCGCACAATACCTGGTCGTGCCCGCCCACCACGGCGAGATTCGGGGACTCGAAGATCACCGCATTACCCATCGTGCCGATCCGGCCATAGCGAATCATGGACTCGCTATCGCCCATTACATCGGCGCGGATGAAGGTCGGATTGAGCAGAAACAACCCGCCCAGGTAATAGGGAATCACATACCAGCGGTTCACGTCCGGGGCGAACGCCTCATTGAGCGTTACCCGGAAATCGACCACGGCTTGCGGTAGGTTGTTGGCGGATATTGTCAGGTTGGCCAGCACGTTGCCGGCATCCGCGTCCGCATAGATCAACCCCAAAACCTGTTGATCCACAAACCTTTTATGCTGGATAATCGCGTTGTCGGTCAACTCCGAGGCCCACCTCACATCGGCTTGTTTGTTTTGGACATCATCCACCGGAACATTCCAGTAGGCGCCAAAATCGATGATGAATTCCACTTCCTCATCATTGATGACCTGACGTACCAGCTCCATGCCAGCGAAGTATCGGGAAACGGTGACTTCCGGCACGCGCCGGATTTTCACTTTGTCACCCATTGAGCGAATTTCCCCCTCGAAGTCGAAGTTTACGAGCTGGGGGGTGAGTGTCTGCTCGTAGTAGCGGGCGAGCAGTTTCATGGAAAATATATCGGGGATGAACACACCCTGGGGTAGTTGGTTATACCCTGCTGCGGTTGGGAATTCCTGCGCCATGGTGATTCTCCTAAATTTATGGCACTACTCCGCCTTGAAACGGCGAATTAAAATTGTCATTCACGATCATCCCGGCCGCTAGAGCGACTTCGACTTTCGCGTTGAATTCCATCAGCGCCTTCGGATTGTTCCCCAACTTACGTTGCATCTTCGGAATATCGGAAAGAAGGATATACTCCCCTTCGGCCTGAATTTCCGGCGGAATGGTGTGTATATCGCCCTGGTCGCTTGCCGCTGCGGCCTGCAAGCGGCGGTTAGTCTCCAAGTTCTGTGCTGCCTGGTCCTGGTATTTCGGCGTTTCCTGTTTATATAGATCCAGGATGTGGGCTGTCTCTCCAGAGGTCGCAGAAAATTGGTTGCCCCGGGGCCACAGCATGGACATATACATTTCTCCATGAGGATGTTCCAACACCCAGGTCTTGAAACCATCATCTTTGATGATCTCTTCCCAATCTGCGTGTTGTGCGGAAAGCTCAGATTCAAAAATTCCGTTTTGTTCGAGAGTTTGCTGCCGGCGTGTTTCGTCTAACTGACCCTGGATGTTCTCATAGCCGGCATGGACATCCGCCACGGCCGTTTTAACTGCCTCGGCGGCAACATCGCGAATAAAGCTCTCGTGTGCGTCAACGTACTCCGGCCCATAATCTTCACGCTGTTGCACAAGATATTTTTCCACAGCCTCATTTTTCTCTGGAGGCTCGGCTGGGGCTAGTTGAGCCGGTTCTGCTGGGTGCGTGTAGGACGCATCGGATCGCAATAAGGATACTTCTTCTTCCAGTTCTGCAACACGGTTCCCGGATTGCTGCCAAAGTGTCTGCATGTTTTTGTAGGCATTGGCTTGTTTGACTTTTCGCGCCTGGTCAATCTCGTACAGCTCTTTATAATCCTTCTTCGGCTCCGGAGGCGGTGCTTTGGCAGGAAGTGCAGGAGGTGCAGGAGCGGACTGGGCGGGCGGCGGAGCTTTTGGCTCTGCGTCTACCGGGAGTGGCGTGGGCTGAACTGGGGGCGGTGAAGATGACTCGGCCTGCTTCGGAATCTCGCCTTGAGGCGGGGTTGCCGGAGGAATTGGTGGAGTAGTTGTTTCGACCGGAGGGGTTACCCCCAGTGGCGCACCACCCATTTTGGCCTCGATTTCCTGATTGATCCGTTGAACTTCCATTTGCGCTGTTTTCATCACTACTCCGTTCGTTCTAGGAGTCCGGAGTTGCCGGGTGGTCCATGGCGGCTAGAGTCCGGGATTAGCGGGTAGTCCGGCCTTGGAGTCTCAACACCTTCAATGGAGGTTTTTACGATAATTGTCAAACCTGGCCATTTGAAGGTGTTGCCTGCAATGCCCATAAGAGCACCGATACGGCTTGAGCGGCACCTTGGACGCGCATGAGGTGATCGTGATCTGTAACTTTTTTCAGGTCCTCGATCAACCTCACATTTTCGCCTTCCAGGTAGCGCACTACCTCCATCCGGGCAAATTTTGGCCCGGATTGGAATTCTCTCATTTGTTGCTCGCTTGGTGGTGTGATCACGATATCATCCCCGATCCTTGACCAACTGGGGGGGCGCCCAGGAATTGTGGATTTTTCTCCCTTGGAATAGACTCATAGCCCGCCCCGCCAGCGTTCGGGTGTTGTCCGGGGGCGCCCTGCTGGGCAGCCTGTTGATCCGCCAATTCCTGGTCAGAAAGCGCAAATTCGTCCGCGGGCAGTCCGAGCGCACGGAATAGTGAACGCATGGCCTGATTTTCCTTGAAGGACGGGTGACCCATGAACACCTGGAAGGCCGTCAGGATGCGCTGGGACTCGATTTCCCGCGCCATTAGGGACTGGGCGCCAATCGCCTGCACCCGGGCGGGCACCAACAGCCACTCCTTGACGGAATAGCGCATATTCCAGTCGTACATCCCCTCGATAAGCGGTTCAATGAGCTGATCATCGATATACCTGACCGTGTGATTCTTGATTTTGCTGGAATTCGTGTTTTGGATGGACATTCCAGTGGCGGTCTTGGGCTGCCCCTGGGTTGTCATCCCGGTAGACATGGAGGGTTGACCGCTTTCTTCGTCCATGAAACGCCGGAACAGATCAATAATCCGAATAAATTGCTCGGTGTAGGCCGGGAGATCTGTGACATGCACCGCTCGCTTGCCCGAATGGCCGTCATGCGAGGAGGTGTAGACCTTCCACCCATGCAGATCAGTTGGATCCTGGCCGGGCTGCATCCGCATCAACATCATATTCAGTTCAACCATGGGGCCTGAGGCGATTGCGGCGTTGTCCATGATGAACCTGGCGGCCCCGTTAATCGCATCCTGGCTGTTCTTGATGAGCTGGGGGACGCCTTTTCCGTAGGGGCTGACGGTTGCGCGACGGCGATAATTAAACAGGTAGTAGGGGATCGGACCCTCGTGTTTACGAATCCGGAGGATGTACGGGCCGCAAATCAAAATTTCCGCGGTCACACTCAAATGCAGGTAGGAATCATCTATGTCCACTCCCGCCTCCCGCAATTCGTGCCCAGTGACTTCACCGTAATAGCAAATCACTTCGTACAATTTGGATACCGATGGCCACGAATCCCGGGCAATTCGGCGCAACTCAAGGATGTGGGGAAGCGGTGTGTGGTTGCCATCCGGGAACTCTCGCAGGCAACGAAGAACCGCTCCAGCGTTGATCCTGGGAGCATCAACCAGGCGCATAAACTGGCGCCTGGACATCGGCATCACCTCGATCATATCCCCATCCTGGACGTTCATCAGCTCCATGTCGGGATAACAATTCACGATCGAAACGTATTTTACTGCCGGCCTATATCCAGTCGGCTGATTATACGAGGTAACGGCTTTATTATTGGCATCCAGGAACATATCCCAATGTGGCTTGGTGTCGGGCATGGTAAATGGACCCTTGAGCGCCCCGGTGCCCAAGATGCATTGTTCCAACACCGCCATATCCAAGGCTTCCTCGTAATCACTATCGGAAAGCTGATTCTTGATCTCGGTGGCCATGCCGCGCACCCGTTTTTTCAGCTCGTCCTTCACCGCGCTCATCGGCGCACCGCCTGGTATTGGCGCGGTTTCTGGTATTTCATCTGGCTTCAACACCCACGGCTGCTCTCCACCTGACGGGCGCAGCACATCCATGATGTCGGCGTGGGCAGCATCGGTTTTCATCCTGGTGAGGTCAACGAACAGCTTGGAGCGGTTGGGTTGCGCGAGCAAGCGGGCACGCACAGCGCCGGAATACTCAGCATTATAACGCCGGTAGGAGTCCAACCATTCCTCCTCGATGTCCATGCGGCGGTTACGACGCTCCTCAAGAAGTTTTTTGATCCGGCTGGCGACTATGGACGGGCGGGATACCTTCAAAAGTCCCGCGCCCAGTTTCCGTTCAATTTCCCTCAGTTTTCTGGCGTGCGGAGAAATCAACAGGTCTGGGGCCTGAATGGCCGGCGTCGGAGCTGGTTCAGGACCGGTAAGCGGCGGCGCTGGCCCCTGCACTTGGATCGGCGGGACCGGCGGTTGCATTATGTTTGGCAGGTTTTCCATAATTATGGCATTATAACGACATTATAACGACGTTTTAATGGACTGGGGCGGCCCCACTTGTGCCGGTTGATCGGTTGAATTCCTTCCATTTGTCCTCCAAAGCAATCCTCAAACACAGGTATTGCAGGGCGTCATGGGGGTGCGTATTACCTGTAGCATAAATACGGCCACGGCTGCGCATGATCCAGGTCCCGTGATCTGTTACCGGACACCACACCCCATCAACAACAACCGCATCACGGGCTATGTACTGCATATCCGATCGCGTTCTCCCACGGCAAATACTGAGACCGTAGGCCGTCTGGATGTGGCGCCGGATAGTGCGCTTTGTGGTGTTGATCCCACCCAGGCAGGCCATAAATTGCAGCGCGTCAGTCATCGCCTCATTCGACTGATCGACCCTGGGAGTGCCGCGACCGATGGCAAAATCCTCGATCCCCCGAACTTCGGCTAACGTAGGCATCACGACACGGCCGTAGCCATTGGTGAAGTGCCCATCCCCGCGCATGAACTCATACAGAAAGAGGCGTCGCTGCGCGTTCGACATCGCTGCGATGAATTCT